GGACCGAGTCGCCGAGGCTGAAGGGGTGGGCGACGACGCCGACGACGGCCTGCGCGGCCTTGCTGATCGAGGTGATGGCCTTGGACTTGTTGGCGGCGAAGCTGATCTGGCCGTTCGTGGTGTCGAGTGTCCAGCCGGTGGGCCAGGCGGCGCCGCCGACGGCGACGAGGGCGCTGCCGGCGACGGGCTTGTAGAGGGTGCGGGTCGGGCGGCCGATCGCGAGCTCGGCGCCGGCGCCGTAGCGCTTGACGAGCTGATAGACGCCGGCGCTGAGGCGGGTGAGGACCTGGTCGAGGGCGGTGGGGGCGGTGACGCCGTCCTGCTGCGTGGAGTGGTCGTCTTCGGACCACACGCGGAAGCCGGCGAAGCCCTTGTAACAGCGGTCGTAGAGGGATTTGACGCGGGCACCGATGTCGCCGCGGGCGAGGGTGAATTGCAGGCGCCAACGGCGGATGGGCAATGGATGCAGCAGGCGGCGGTACTCGCTGCCGGCGGCGGTGCTGACGATCTCGAGGGCGTAGTCGTCGCTGATTGCGGAGCCGTTGCGGACGGAGATGGCGAGGCGCTCCTCCAAGAATTCAGACATTCCGGGTACCGATCGTGAGATTTGGGGAGGGGTCCGGGGTCATGGGGTGTTATGCGGCTTGTCGGTCGCCTCGATCTCCCGCGCAAGTTTCCGCAGGTCTTTGGCCTGCCACGCTAGATCGATCGCTACGCGAAATGCAGCCGCAATCTGTTGCTCGGCAACCCGCGGCATGCTGCGCACTGCATGGCGCTCCGGATGCTCCATATCAAGCCCTTCGTCCATGGCTTTCACCATCGCCAGCGCCTGCACCGCCTGGTCAGCCAGGCTCATGTTTTCTGACATGTCAATTTCTCCTAATGTCGTTGCAAGTCAGCGAGCTCTCTTGCGAAGGTCATCACATTGCCCGCAGCAGCGCGGTGCGGTACTGCCCGAGGCTCTGATACGTGACGGCGCTGGCATCATCAGCAATCAGGGCGCGCATCCGATCGCGCTCCACTTCGACGGCACGACGCACAGCCTCAGCAACACACTCGTCGCGCCAGTCGTACAACTCGCAGCGCTCGGTTACGGTCAAGCGTATCCCGCCTGGTAGCGGTATTTTCTTCGGGTCTTCCATGTCGTTGTCCTCTGGTCAGGCAGTCGTCGAAGGCACGTGCCGCGCGGGCTGCTGTCTGCCGCAGCGGGCGCACTCCTCGATGTCACATCCGTCGGTCACGCCGCGGCGATCCACCACACGCCATGGCCCGCAGCGAGTTCCGGCAAGGTGCGGGGACACACTCTCGCGCGGGCAGTTCTCCGGGTGAAAGCGCGCAGCCATGTCTAGGTAAACCGCCTCGCCCGGCCGACGGCGCTGGCCACCTCGCGGCCGATGCTGCCGGCGGCTCGGCGGAGGTCGCTGCCGTTGGCGCCGGCCGGGAGGTTGATGGTGATGGCGATGTGGTCCCCGCTGGCTCCCCCTTGGGCGCGGACGCCGAGGCGGCCGGCGCCGTCTCGGGTGAGCGGCATGATCGCTTCTGGGCCGGCTTCGCCCATCAGGCCACGGGCGGAGGCGCCACCGGCGGCGAAGCGGAACAGGGTCGGCCGATCGACGATCCCGCCGGAGGCGAAGGCGTGCAGTTGGCCGCGCGCACCGAAAGCGCCGCCCTTGGCGAACGGGTCGATGAGGTCGGCGACCCTGGCGTAGCCGCCGAGGTCGAGGCCGCTGCCGCCCCCTCCGAAGAGGCCAGACAGGAGTGATCCACCGGATTCTGCGGCCGAGGCAGAGGCGACCGATGCGAGGCCGGCTGCCGCGGCATTTGCGGATACCGACGTGGCCGCGAGCGAGACATCCGCGAGGCCGGACGAGACGGCGGACGCCTGGACCGCGGCCTCGGTGGCGAGCGTGGTGGCGCTCAAAGCGGCGAGGCTGCTGGCTGCCGTGGTGGCGGCGTCGCCGATCTTGGAGATCGAGAACAGCGCGTTGCCCATTCCCGCGCCGCCGGCTCCGATCCCTGCCCCTCCTCCCCCGCCGATGTTGGAGAGGTAGTTGAAGATCGAGCGGCCGTAACTCGCGATGTCTGTTCCGGCGCTGCCAGGGCCGTTCTTGACGAAGAGGTCGCCGAGGAACGAAAACAGGCCCTGCCGCTTGCCGGGTTCGAGGCCCCCGCCGAGGATCTTCATGAGTTCTTGGGAGGCGTTCTTGGCGATCATCTCGGAAAAGCTCTTGCCGAGCCCCTTGAGGAGATCCTTGAACGCTTCCTTGATCGACTTGGAGCGATCGAGCAGATCGTTGAAAAAGCCCTCGAATGCTTCTTCGAAGATGCCGCGGATCTTGTCGGCGACGGGGTCGAGGTGCGCCGAGAGCTCGATCATCTGCGCCTGGATCTGCATCGCCGCTGCCGCGCCCTTTTCGCCCAGAGACTCGTAAGCGGCCTTGAGCTGCTCCAACTGAGCGAGGCGCTCGCGGTTGATGTTGCCCTCTGCGCGCAGGCTCTCCAGCTCGGTGTAGTAGCCGGAATGGCTGCGCGCGTTGAGCAACGCCTGCATGTTCGCGCTGGAGGCCTGATACGCCTCTTGCATGCGCCGCACGCCCTGCATCCGTTCTGCTTCCTCATTGGCGAGGAGCTGGCGCTGCGTGACCAAGGCGATCTGCTTCTCTTCCTGCTCGTTCACCTCGATCATTGCGTTGCGGTAGGCTTCGAGCGCGACGACATCTTCCGTCTGCAGGGTCGCCGCCTTGGCGGAGAGCGCATCGCGGGCGCTGTCGGCAGCCTCTTCGACCTGGCGCAAAGCGGCGGCGAGGGCGCGCTGCGGCTCAGTCATCGCGCGCTCATCGTAGATCGTGAGTTGCCGTTGGTACGTCTTCTCGAGCCTATCGACCGTCTGCTCCATCACGGCAGCGGCGCGCAGCTCCGCCTCGGCCTGGCGCTGCAGCTCCGCGAGCTGGCGGGCGCGCTGTTTTTCCAGATCGACGCCGCCACCACGGCCGCCTCCAGTGGCGCCGCGCGCGTTGATCTCGGCGACGCGCCGCTGGTGGGCCTCGATCGCCTGCGCGTACTCCCCGCTCGCCTTGTCAAGCCCCTTGGTGGCCTTGGCGAACGCCTTGTTTTCCTCGTCAATGGCGGCGGCGAGGCGTACCGCTTTCGACTCGTTCTTGTTGTCGTCGAGATAGGCCTTCAGGCTGTTGGCGATGCGCTGCGCATCCGCAGCGCGGGTCGTGTTGACGGCCTCCAGTGCCGAGGCGCGGGCGGGCCGCAGGCGCTCTTCCAGACCGGATAACTCGCTTTCGATCTCGGCGCGGCGCTTGCGCAGATCGGCGAGTTCCTGGCGGCCGAAGGTCCCCGCGAGCCCGCCCTCCTGCCCCAATCCGGAGCGTTCGAGGGTGGCGATGCGGCTGCCGTTGCTCGTCAGCTCGTTGCGCAGGCTGACTTGGCGGCCTACCGGATCTGCGGTCTGGTTGCCGGTGGCGCCGGCGACGGCGCCGCGGACGGCGGCGATCAGGCGGGCGGTCGTGCCGGCGTCGCTGCCCAGTTGACGCATGGCCGCGGCGGCTTCGGAGAGCCCGGCAGTCAGAGGGCCGAAGAGGCCGGCGGCGTTGCCGTCGAACAACGCGCTCTTGAACTGGTCCCAGGCGGACGACAGGCGGTTGAGTTCGCTGGTGGCGTTGTTCACCGGCTGCGCGAATTGATCGTTGAGCGCGGCGGCAAAGCGCGGGAGGAAGTCGCTTGCGACCACTTCGCCGCGGTCCAGCATATTGCCGAGCTCCTGCTCGGTGACGCCAATGGCGCGGGCAGCGATGGAGAATGCGCCGGGGAGGCGCTCGCCGAGTTGGCCGCGCAGCTCTTCGGCTGATACGGTGCCCTTGCTGGCCATCTGTGAGAGCGCGAGCAATGCGCCGTTGGTCTCGTCGGCGGACAGCCCGAGGTGGGATGCCGCCTTGGCAACGCCCTCGAAGGTCTCGCGGGTGACAGCGACGGAAATGCCGCTCTCCTTGGTCGCGGCGGCAAAGCGGGCGTATGCGGTCGAGGCCGAAGAGAAATCGAGGCCGAGCTGCTGGCTCGTGCGCCGCAAGTAGTCGATCTCGACGGTCGCGCCACCGACACCTCCGGCGACGTAAGCGAGCGTCGCGGAAAGTTTCTGGGCGGCGACTTGGCTGTCGAGCATCGCCGAGCCGATCTGGCGGGCGGCGGCAGCGGTGGCGGCGATCGCGACGGCAGCGCCGCCGAGGCGGGCGGTGGCGGCGGAGAATCCGCCGGTGCTGTTGGTCGCCTCGATCAGACCATTTGAGGCGCCGCGAGCGGCCGGCTGCAGCCGTTGGACGGAGCCCTCTACTTGCTTGAGGTCGCTGACGACCCTGCCAGCGCCGTCGAGCTTGACGCGAAAGACGACTTCCTGGCTCATGCGACCGGCTCCCAGGCCAGGCCGGTCCAGCGGAAGAGCAGCTGGCCGGCGGCGGTGCAGATGCCCTCCTTGACCAGGCGATCAAGGATGGCGCGGAATTGGCGATCGGTCTCGGCTTTTCTCACGATTGCGGCCATGGCAAAGGGGCTGCGCGGTTTGCTGGCCCAGCCGAGCGGATCAGCGGGGCCTTGCATTCGCTTGCTCTTCGTGCAGGGCTTTGAGGACGGCGCACTCCATTACCTGCACATCCGGGAAAAGCCGCCGCTGCCGGCGCGGCCGGATGCGCAGCGCGTGGCAGACGACGGGCAGGGACTCGTAGCGCAGGCCGGTGAGCTGGCCGGACGGGCCGACGGCCCACTGCGTCTGCAGCGCCCTGAACAGCGCGACGGCTGGCCAGTTCTCCGGCCATACGAGCACCTCCTGCTTGTCGGCGAGGTCTCCCGGCTGCAGGCCGAGGAGGCGCTCGGTTTCGTCCGGCGGCGCGCGCACGAAGGCGAGCGCCGCCTCTCTCAGTTTCCCAGGCGGCTTGCGGTCAGCGCCTCGACATAAGTGCGGCACAGCTCAGCGGCGGAGGCCGGGTAGGCGTCGAGCAGCCGTTCGAGCGCCGCGCGGTCGAAGGCCAGCGGCGTGCCGTCGGCGTCGACGACTTTCCAGTCTTCGATGACCGAGAGCAGCGCATCGACCTCGCCGCCGGCGCCGACGCGCTCGATCCAAGCGCGCATCGCGGCGCGGCCCAGGTGGCGCCAGGTGATCGGCAGAGCGCCCTCGCCGCCACCGGGAAACGAGAGGCGCGCAGTAGCTTGGAAGGTCGGCGCCGGGTCGAGCTTGAAGGCGGCGCTCATGATGCGTAGCGCACCGGCTCTGCGGCGTAGGTGAGGGTCAGCTGCGTCTTCGCCGGCTGGTTGCTGGCGAGCTGCGGCACGCGCTGGACATTCCAGTAGGCGTTGGCGACGAGCTTGGAGCCGTTCGGCGAGGAGATGCGCAGGCCGTAGGGGGTGCGGGCTTCGTCGGCGGTGACGACGTCGGCGTACCAGGCAAGCGTCGGGTCGTCGAAGGTGGTCAGGCTCATCGTCACCGGCGAGCGGATCGTGGGCATCTGCTTGGCGACGACGTCGTCGATGGCGGTGATGTCGGCGAACTGCACCTCGCCGCCGCTGCTGCTGATCTCCTGCACCTGCGACAGGTTGGTCCAGGCGGTGATGCGGCGGATGGTGCCGGTACCGGTACCGGCCGGGTAGACGGTGGTGGAGACGGTGTTGATGCCCTCGAAGGTGACGTCGTTGGTGGCGACGGTCTTGACGCGGACGATGCGGCCGTTGAGGCGGCCCCAGCCGCTGGTGACTTCGAGGTAGTCACCGACGACGCAGGAGTGGCCGGCGGCGAGGGTGGCGACGGCTTCGGCCGCGTTGGTCAGCGCGGTCATGTTGACGGCGCTGCCGTAGGTCTTGGCGATGGCGAAGATGGCGCCGGTAGAAAGGGTGATGGACATGCTCAGGGCTCCTGGTGGGCGTTAAGGTGGGTCCGCGCGGCGGGGGTTGTAACGGCGGTCATGCGGGCTCGAAGGGCAGCACGAGGGCGGTCTGGAACTGGACGACGGCGGCGTGCAGGCCCTTGCGGTAGAGGGCGTCGCTGGCCAGCATGTCCCAGCGGGAGGCGGCATAGTGGCAGTCGTCGATGAGGGCGCCATGCAGCAGCGCGATGACCTCCTCGATGAGCTGCAGCAGGCCGATCTGCATCGGGTCGCCCTGGCGGGCGGCGGTCGGGCTGCGGCTGTTGCGCGCGATGCAGGCGATGCCGACGGTGGGCTGCGCCAGGCCTTGCGAGAGGTCGCCGGAGCCGAGGGCGACGTAGATCGCCGGGGCGTCGGCGCCGAAGCGGGCGACGAGGCTGTCGCCGTCGAGGTCGGGCAGGGCTTCGACCTGGCGCAGGCGGGCGGCGAGCGGCGAGGCCTTGATTCGGGCGACGAGGCCCTGCTCGATTTCGGCGAGCATCAGGCGGCCGCCGCGGCGAGGCGGCGCTGGATGATTTCGACGATGTCAGTGACGTCGTCGGTGGAGAGGCCGAGGAAGGGGCGGGCGGGGATTTTTACGCTCTTGACTATGGCGAAGCCGCCGCCGGCGAGGGCGAAGCGCAGGGCCTTGGCGTTGCGGGCGCGAATGGTGCCGCCGAATTGGTGGATGGCGGCATAGATTTTGTTGACGCCCCATTCGGCCCAGTCGCGGCCGGAGCGGGCGGAGAGCGAGGCGGCGAGGTGGCCGCTATCGTTGAGCGTGTAGCCGCCGGCGATCTGAACGCGCAGGCTGGGTTGCCACGGCTTGCCGTCGGGGCCGGTCTGGGTGCGGAAGCGGTCGCGGGTGGTGGATTCGCCATGGGCTGCGATGTCGGCCATGATCGGCGAGGGGTCGGCGATGGCGCCGGAGAGGGCGCGCAGCGCGGCCAGGAGGCTCGCGTCGGTGACGTCGATGCGGATCATAGCCCGCGGGCGTCGCGCGACCAGAGGCGGTCGGGGCTGACGACGGTGATGGTGTTGTCGGTGGTCTTCGGCGAGGCGACGAGGGTTTCGCCGAAGGCGAGCTTGCCGGTGGCGATGTCTCGGCAGAGCGCCATGGCGGCGTCGAAGGCCTTGATGATCGGGTCGGTGGCGTGGTCGCCGTGCAGGTAGTAGCGGGCGACGTCGGCGACCAAGCGCTTGATCACCGGCGGGACGGTGGCGAGCGGGGTGGTGTAGCGGGCGGTCAGGTAGGCGTCGACGGCGGATTGGGCGTCGTCGATTGTCGTGGTGAGGAGGTCGACGGCGGCGGTGACGGCGGCGATGTCGCTGGCGGCCCAGGCGGTGAGCGGGTCGCCGGCGATCTTGAGGGCGAGCAGCTCGGGCGTGACCTCACGCGGCAGCGACCGGTCGGAGACCTGGGCGATTTCTTCGGCGCCGAAGCGGGCGACGAGGTCGGCTGCGGTGAGGT